GGTACAACACTGTCTTTCCATCCCATAAAGAGCAGCAGAAAGATAAAGATGGAAAAACTACGACTGTTACAGTTTATGATCCGGTAACAATGAAGCAATTCCGGGACAGTTTTTTTAAACACTTCGGGATTGAGCAGGCTGACATTATACTGGTTAATGACGGCATGTCTATTGAAAAAACAGTTGCAGTCACGCCATCCAGTGAGACAAGTTCTGATACAGAGGAATCGAGCACCATAGGCGAATCTATGAGCGGCAAGGAAGTGTTGTCCTGTATTTGTGAGATCAATGGCTGTATGGGGCACATGGGGCGCGACGGGAAGTTTCATTATATTTATCTGGAACAGGAGATACAGGGATTATATCCAAGGAATGATCTTTATCCGGCGGATAATTTGTATCCGAGAGATCCAAAGAGTACACAGATTGGAAAAGGTTTTTATGTTTCTACAAAATATGAAGATTATCTTGTCAGAACCATTAATAAATTACAAATTCGGGAACAGAAGAATGATATCGGTGTGATCGTGGGTACCGGAGACAATGCTTATGTGATCGAGGATAACTTTTTGGTTTATGGAAAAGGTACCGATGAATTGACTGGAATAGCAAATAATACGCTCTCAAAGATTAGGGGCATTATTTACCGCCCATTTACAGCGGACTGCAAAGGAAATCCGTGTCTTGAGGTCGGGGATGCAGTGCGGCTGCCGACCAGATATGAACTGATTGAGTCCTATATTCTGAAAAGAACCCTGAAAGGTATACAGGCTTTGCGTGATGATTTGGAAGCGGATGGGGAAGAGTACCGGACAAACAGGGCGAACAGAATACAGAAAAGTATTTTAAAGCTCAAAGGCAAGAGCAATGTGCTGGAGCGAACCATTGAAAAGACACAGAGCACGATTGAGGATAAAGAGCAGAAATTAATATCGCAGATTACACAGACTGCGACTGAAATCCGGACGGAAGTGAAAAACACAGAAGATGGTCTATCATCACGGATTACTCAAAACGCAAATAATATTACAGCAGAAGTAAAAAGAGCACAGGGACAGGAAGTTGAACTTGCAGCAGCTATTAAAATTAATGAGGACAAGATTACAGCGGAAGTTACGAGAGCAAGCAAAGCAGAGGGCGATTTGTCCGGAAAGATAGAGGTAACTGCAACTAAGATACGGTCAGAAGTCAGTGCTTCGTTGAAGGCATGGAATATTGATGGCTATGATATTAATTATTATGGTTTTGGAAAACCCCAAGATACTTACCCTGCATCATCCAAATATAATGGACGCAGTTTTTTAGATCAGGATAGTGGAAAATTGTATGGCTGCGATCCGGATGGCGGAATTAACAGCGGTAAATATAAATGGACATTGATAACCACGCTTAAGCAGCTTTCATCCAATATGTCCAGTGCGATTACGCAGACATCAAAGGGGATCGAAAGCAAAGTTACAAGAGACAGCGTCATTTCAGAAATCAACCAGTCAGCCGAGGGCATAAAAATCAAAGCAAAACTTTTGGAATTAAAAGGCTCTATGGAGATAACTGGCGGGTATGTGCATATTCAGACAGAAGAAAGCACAGCCAATTTGATTGAATTTAAAAGAAGCGGTACATGTGTGCAGATGGGAACAGATGGCTTTAAAACAGTAGAAGGAACACTTGAAAGTCCAAACCATCAATGTGTCGTTCAATATAATCATATCTCACTAAATAAGGGCGGAACAGACACGGACCACTGCATGATTAATCTGGATGGGGATACCGGTGTTGCTGGATTTAGAGGGGGCGTGATTGACGGCTCAGATAAAAGAATGAAAAATACAATTTCAGACTTGGACAAAAAACGATCATCGGAGTTTATTTATTCTTTAAGTGCAAAATCGTATCGTTATAATTTCGAAAGGGATGGATTTCATCATGGCTTTATAGCACAGGATGTTTTGAAAAAAGCGGAAAAAGGGTGGAATATTTGTCCAAAAACGTTTTCAGACAGCAATGGGAAAAAGTATTACGGACTGAAATATACGGAACTGATTGCTGATCTGGTTGCCACAGTGCAGTTGCAGCATGACGAGATAGAACAGTTAAAGGAAAAGGTGGAAAATCTATGATAAATGCAAAAATTCGTGAATTTGAAAACGACATTATAAATTATGTAAATTTGTGCGGGGATGTCCCAATCGAAGCTAAGTACCTGGTGTTTAAGGATATTCTGCAGCAGATTAAGGAAGAAGCAAACAGACATGTTATAGCCGAACGGGAGCAGATGAAGCTTGCAAAGGAAAGGGAGAGTGAGGATCATGAATAAAGCGCATATTGATATTAATTGGGAGAATTACCCGAGTGATGAAACACCGCTTAATGAAAGAAACCTCAATAAAATGGATGGCTCGATTGATATCATTGATGATCGTGTAATCACTCTCGATACCACAAAAGCAACCAAGGCGGAAGTGGCAACCCTTGTTGCGGATGTGACATTCGAGGAATCGACGGGAATTATCACAATCACGAAAAAGAACGGTTCTAAGATTACGATTGATACACAGATGGAGAAAATCGCAATCAACTTCGATTATAACCCGACTACACAGCAGATTATTTTGACTCTGATCGATGGTACGAAGCAGTACATAGACCTGTCGGCACTGATTACACAGTATGAGTTCCTTGATTCTGATACGGTAGCTTTTTATATTGATAAGGATGGAAAAGTGTCTGCCACCGTCAAAGAGGGTAGCATCGAGGAAAAACACTTGGAGCCAAACTATCTTGCAAAAATTAAGGTGGAAGTAGCAAAGTCAGAGTCAAGCCAGCAGGCAGCGGCAATGTCTGAAATAAACGCCAAAGCAAGTGAGAATGCCGCAAAAGCCAGTGAAACAGCGGCAAAAACATCCGAAACCAATGCCAAAGCGTCAGAGACAGCAGCGGCGAAGTCAGCCACGGCGGCAGCAATATCCGAGACTAACGCAAAAGTCAGTGAGACATCCGCCAGTCAGTCTGCAGCCACAGCCACAAGTGAAGCGGCATCTGCCAGCCAGTCCGCCAGTACCGCCATAGATAAAGCCACAATCGCAACGCAGAAAGCAACAGAGATCATCGGTAAAGCCGAATCTGCAGCAGATAGTGCAACCAAAGCACAGAGTTATGCTGTTGGTGGTACAGGAAGCAGAGAGGGCGAGGATTCTGACAATGCCAAGTATTACTATCAGCAGGCAAAAGACATATCAGAAGGACTTAACGGTGGATTGCAGCCACACGGAACAGTTGCATTTGCAGATCTTCCGGCACTTGCAGATGTTAGCACAGGGTGGATGTTCAATATTTCAGACGAATTTACCACCACGGATGACTTTAAAGAGGGAGCAGGGAATGTAATTCCTGCCGGTGCCAATATTTATAAAACATCAGATGAAAAGTGGGACGTGCTTGCCGGAACTCCGGTAACTGGAATTAAAGGTGTCAACGAAGATTCTTTTCGTCGTGGAAATGTAGTGCTTACGGCAGAAAATGTTGGAGCAGTGTCAACCGGGGGAGATACAGCAGAGAATACCACAGCATTTACAGCAGCACCCGCAAGAGAAAATCTCAAAAGCGGTGAATCCCATGCGACACTGTTCGGAAAGATTGTAAAGTGGTTTTCTGATCTGAAAGAAGTTGCATTTACCGGAAAAATCCCATGGTCTGACGTGACAGGTAAACCGAGTACATACGCACCATCCAGCCATACGCATGATGAACGATATTATACAGAAAGTGAAGTTAATTCTATATATTCTGGTATTATGCAGAATCTTATCAGCGGAGACGAAAATGTGACGACAAAATTATCAAAAAACATTGCAAATGGAGATGCGACGCTTGATAACAGAATAACAGCAGTTGCCAACGCATTAAAAGGATATCTTCCGTTGTCAGGCGGAACGTTAACGGGAAGTTTAGATATTGCATCTGGAAAATATATCCATGGAACACATACAAACGGAACAATTCTTGACATTCTGGGATTAAATAAGAACAATAACTGCCATGTCGGGAATAATACAACTCCGACGTTTCTTCATGGAGCGGGGTATCAATTAGATATATCTGGAGCATTCATTTGTCCGAATGTATCGAACCAGATGTCATGCGGAACAAAAAATAAATTATGGACAACTGTTTTTTCGAAAACAGGCGCTATTAATACCTCTGATCGTACAAAAAAACATAATATTATCGATTTAACGGAAGCGTATGAGCAGCTGTTTTTAAAATTAAAACCGAAGTCATTTATTTTTAACGATGGCGATCGTGTACACATTGGAGCAATCTCACAGGATGTCGAAGATGCTATGCAGGAACTTGGAATTGAACCGAGACAGTTTGCTGGGTTCTGTAAGGATATCCGGTACGAATATACGGAGTACAACGAGGAAGATGGAACTCCTGTGGAATCTTCGAAAGTTCCATGTAAAGATGAAGATGGAAATATCATTTATGATTACGCATTGAGGTATCAGGAATTTATCTTTCTAACAGTTCACATGGTGCAGAAACTTTGGAACCGTGTGGAAATATTAGAAAAAGAAAATGCAGAGATGAGAGATCAGATTAAATCAATGCAGCAGGATATTGCAGAATTGAAAAAAATAAGAGCCTAAGAGCCGATTACATGACCATGCGTTGTGTAGCCGGCTCTTTTAAATAACAAGCCTTCGGGCAGAAAGAGAGGAAAATTTTATGAAATTTGACAAAATCAACATGATCTATGGATTGATCGCAACAATCGGGGCGGCACTATTCGGCGAGTACTGGTTTTTATTTGCCGGATTCCTGATCCTAAATGTGATCGACTATGCAACCGGGTACTGTAAGGCAAGATTCTATAAAAAGAATGAGTCGAGCGCCATCGGTGCAAAGGGCATCTTTAAAAAGGTGTGGTACTGGGTGGTGATCGGACTTGCCTTTTTCATATCGAATTGTTTTATAACAATGGGCGAGGTCATAGGCGTGCAGCTTGACTTTGTGCTGCTGTTTGGATGGTTTACCCTTGCTACATATTTGATTAATGAGGTCCGCAGCATCTTGGAAAATCTGGTAGAGATGAATGTGAATGTGCCGCAGTTTTTAATTGCAGGACTGGATATTACACAGAAATTGTTAGACAGCAAAACAGAAATTAAAGAAAGTGAGGAATAATCATGGCAAATAGAAAAATCGGACAGGCTGGTCTTGCCCTTATCAAACAGTTTGAAGGCTGCCGGTTGGCAGCTTATCAGTGCTCTGCCGGTGTGTGGACGATCGGGTACGGTCACACAGCAGGCGTACATAAAGGAATGAAGATCACACAGGCGCAGGCAGAAGAGTATTTAAAGCATGATGTGGCAAAGTTTGAAAAGTATGTCAACAATCCGTCCTATGTCCCATTTACAGACAAACTTAATCAGAATCAGTTTGATGCACTGGTCAGCTTTGCTTTTAACCTGGGGCAGGGCAACGTGAAAAAGCTGTGTACAGGCAGAGTAATGAATCAGATCCCGTCTGCAATGCAGCAGTACTGTAAGGCTGCCGGTAAAACATTACCGGGATTACAGCGGAGAAGAAAAGCCGAAGCAGCTCTCTATAATAAGAAAGTAAAGAGTTGCACCGGTGCAACCAAGACGGAATATAAAGCCGGTAACTGGTATCGCGTCAAAGAATCTGTTCCGGTCTGCAACGGTTATTACGGCGAGCATGGCAAGTACATTTACTTATCCAAC